TGTCACGCTTGCTGCGCGTCACCACGCGCCCTACAGCATCGCTGAATAGACCAGTCATGGCAGGGATGTAGGCAGCGAATAGCGACCGCTGGGCGGGCGTGGGTGCCTCATCCGGGGTAGCTGCATTGATGGGTTGATCCTGTATGGATTCTGTGTTTAGCAGTCGTGCAGCATTCTGCATGTTGACAGGTGACCAGTAAACGTCACCCTCCGGGCCTATGGGATTCTCGCCTAGCTTAGCGAGGATGGTATTCGTGTTGTAAAAGCCCCACTGCTTACCTACTGCATAAGCATCCATCGTGGATTTCAGATCCCCACGAGTGAGTTCTGAGACGTCAAACTCAACATGGAATGATCCATCTTCGGGAAGTAGCTTTCGTGCTATCTCTTTTTCAATCCGCACTAGATAAGGGCGCAGTGTGCCAGTTGCGAATTGCAACATCATTTGTTCATGGTTCGAGTTTGATAATCGGGATGTGTCGCCGATGAGGTAGGGTGGAACTCTGAACAATGCAGAGATGTCAGTACGGGTATAAGATCGTGTTTCGAGGAATTGCGACTCTTCCGGGCTAAGGCCAAGCTGTGTGTATTTCCAGTCTTGTGGTAAGACTCCTACGCGGCCTTGGTTCTCACCGCTGTTTGCTCTCTCCCAAAACTCACGGAAGTTGATGGCTTCTTTTTCATCTATCTCACCGACTGGGGTTAGAATGCCCCCAGGACGCGATGAGTTACCAAAAAACTTACTGCCATATTTCTCGGTTGCTCTGGCTATTCCTATCGTATTTCTCGCTTGAGCAATCGGACTCAACCCCTTTAGACCATCCCACGAGAACAATGGAAAGTGAAGAATGTCAGCAGCGGCAATGGTTCGTTTCTGTCCATTCTGCATACCGCTGGTTGTTTGATAGGCTAGTTTTCCATGCGGCAACCTTACAGGGTCTGTCATCATGGGATGTAATGGGTACAACCCAACCGGAACTCCATCCTTGTTGCGGAGGATTTCCAGATATGAGTTACCGCATAGTGCCATGCACCCAGCGGTTGTCTCCCACAGTACGGGGGCACACATCTCATCATTAGGTGCAATGGTGAGCATTCTATGAATTGGGTTGTCGAATGCTTCCCTGCGTCCATTGGGTTGCTGCTCATACAAACGCAGTGTCAAACTCCCAACACTCTCTGCAATAACTCTCACGCAGGCGTAGACGCTCACGTGTTGCAGCGCAATAATCTCGTTTACCATCTCGCCGGATGAGGTCGGCTGGGTATTGGTGAGCATTGACCAAGCGGCAGAGAATAGCCCATTTACATTTACTGAAGACGAGTCTCTTTTCTCGGTGTGTCTTGGCAGTCCGCTGAGATTCAATGTTGTTAATTGCATTTGCAAGCCTGATAAATCATTTTGAATCGGAACTATATGAAGAAAGGTTTGAAGGTTGTCTTTTTCTGTGTGACTTGCACGACCATCGCCCTACTGAGTGCGCATATCAGGGCAGAGATGCCGTCGATCTTCTCGCTAGACTTCTCTTTGCTTGGCTTCACATTCGCTTGAGCATCGGTGTCCACGACTACATTACTTGTCATCCAGCGAAGCACCGGATTATCTAAGTGAGTGATGTCGTGTTTCAGCACAAGCTCAAGTAGTCGCTTAGTAGGGCCGTGCAGTGATGGGAAGCCTTGTCTTAGGGGGCTAACTACGAAGCCATGATTTTGTAACCATGTTGCTGTCTCTTGACAATTCCACGGGTCGTAAGCTATCTCTTTAATATCGAAAGTCTCGGATAGCTGGATAATCTTGAGCCGAATGGCTTCATAGTCAATTACATTTCCACTTGTTAGGTTGAATAGACCATGTGAGGCCCACATATCATAAGGAACTCGGTCCCTCTGACATCGCTTAGCAATGTTGTCCTTTGGTAGAAAGAAATGTGGTAAGATAACCCACTTGCTCCTATCGCCATAGGGCGGAAACAATAAAACGAATGCACTAATATCCGTTGTGGTTGATAAGTCTAGTCCACCAAAACATGGTGCTCGCTTTAGTGATTCAATTTCGACTGGCTGATTACACCTATTCCACTCATCCATTGGAAAGTACGCGACGCTCGTCTGCGTCCATATACCAAATCGAACACGGAGAATCTCGTTGAGACTTGCCGGATCACCCGCTGCTTGGTTGAGCAATGCTGATAAATCCTTCTCGCGGACACTTACACCCAGGTTGGGGTTTGCTTTGATCCATGTTGCAGGGTCGGTATAGTCGTCATTTTCATCCAGCGCGCATATCCAGGCGAAGTAATCATCGGCTTGGAATGCTTGTGTAAGAACTTTCTCTGCATAACTGTGTTGTCGTTTGCAGACTGACTCCTCACCGGAACCAGCAGTTGTGATGACTATTAGAATAGGTGAGTCACGCTTACCCAAAGCATTGACTAACCCTGTCCACATCTCTTCGGCACCATAACCCCATGCATGAAGCTCATCTGCTATGAAACACTGGGGCCGTTTGCCTTCCAATGATCCATAGTTGCTTGCGAGGGGAGAAAACTTACTAGCAGTGTTCGGAACATGCAAGTTATTTGTGTGGCTTCTGATTCGCTTTGATAGTGATGGTGACTGCTTAACCATCAAAACAGCGTCATCAAAAACAACTCTGGCCTGAGTCTTATCAACGGCTACGGCATAAACCTCAGCACCAGCCTCACCATAGCCAATTAGCTCATAAAGAGCTAAAGCAGATGCCCATGTGCTTTTCCCATTGCCCTTCGCTACTTCGCAAAATGCAATGCGGAAGCGGCGAAAGCCTGTATCAGCCCACTGCCAGCCATAACAGACGTAGAGCATAGCCTGTTGCCACGGCTCTAACTGGATAAGTTGCCCAGCTAGATCACCACGAAGATGGCAGCAGAATGACTCGACAAACTGGATAACCCTAAGTCCGGCTGCTGGGTTGAATCTGATATTGCGTAGATGGCCGTCTGCTAAGTCTTTTATGTGTCGCTCGACTGCTAGGCGTACCAACTTGCCGACTGTTATCTTTCCATTGATAACATCGGCTATATATTGCTTTGGAATGTTCACACTTTGCTTTATTCAGTCTCGGTATTAGTTGTTATGTCTTCGGCTCCAATGTTAGCCATAAACTGCTCAAAGGCATCGTTATCGAGTGTAGATGCTACCTCGATCTTGGACCTTGAGGCAGGAGTCAGTCCGAATTCCACAAGGAATTTGTGCATAAGCGTAAGCGACCTGTTAGATATGCCTACGTACGGGTTAGCTATCGGAAAACCGGATTTTGGGGACTTGATTACTGAACCAAACTTCTGCACGTTAGAATCTGCATCAATCCATCGTGACCAGCTTGCACAATAAGCAGCTAATGCGGCTCTATCCACGACAGTTAGTAGATTGAGTCTTACAAGCTCACTACTGATTCGCTTCCATTCCTTCTTTGCTTCTTCGTCTAAATGATTCGGGCACTCAGGAATACCTCTAGGATGAGGTTCATTCTTATTCAGAGTTTTATGACTGGGATTGCCATGAAGCTCATGCAGTGCGGTCGGTAGTGGTCTGTGTGACATATATTTATATTTGTTTCTTTTGCCAATCGTTGTTCTGCTATCTCGATATACTCAGCAGATAACTCAATGCCAACTACATCATTCCAACCGGCCTGTAATCCACCAATCATCTCGGAACCTGAACCGGAGAAAGGCACTAGGAGCCGCTGTGTATCGGCTGAGGGTTGGGAAAGGATGAGCTTCGCCAGGTGCCCTGTGAGGCTCAGAGGCTTAACGGTGGGGTGTGTGTTGTGGTTGATAGCACGTTGTTGGTCAGGCTGGTTGCCGAGGCCGTTGCCATGCGTCGGACGCGCCTTGAGGGGTAAAGTCTCACATCCTGCATCCCGCTCTTTGCGACTTGCCTTGGCACAATAGAAATATCGGCTCCATGGTTCACCCTCAAAGCTCTCATCAATAATGGTGTTGGCTGGCCAGCGTCCTAGTGTGTTCATCTCTTGCTGATAGGTTGGCAATACTTCTGGTCGCTCTATCTGGCCAAATCCAGTCCATCCTTGATAGCGGTTAATTGGAATTGGCTCGCTCTCGATTCGGCATCCATCTATATTGAGGGGTAGAATCATCTTGGCCGGTTTACGCGCTAAGACGATAGGTTCATAGCTGGGTTTAAGACAGGCTTTCGACTTTGGGAATCCCTGGGCATAAAGCCACAAGAGGCAATCGCGTACCTCGAACCCTGCGTCTTCAACAGCGCATGTGAGACGGTGGTATGTCCGAGTTCCACCGAATGCAAGTAAGTAAGCACCCGGAGCCAGGACACGGTACATCTCTTTCCATAACGTAGGATTGAAAGCTATACCGGATGAGTCCCACTTCTTACCCATAAAGCCGAGTTCATACGGAGGATCACTCAGACTTCCAGCGAAGGAATCTGAGGGCAGCGTAGGGAGAATGTCGAGGGCATTACCTTGGATGAGTTGCACGTTCACTTACGGTTTCCAGCTTCATCCCGTAATCGTTGTATTCAATCGAGATGCCTTGTTTTCGTTTCAGTGGGTGTTTGAATTGCGTATAGTCTACGAAGTGATGTGGGCGTCCATACTTTTCTACAAGTCGGGCATACTCCGGGTACTCATTTACAAGCATGAGACTTTTAGGGTGCGTCCCTTCTATTGAATAAAAGACCTTATCGTTGCCACCTCGGACAGTCTGTGTAGCCATTTTGTCCTGCTGATATGCATTAAACTGCACGGTACACCACTTATCCTTGAGCATATCGAGTGAAAGAATGGTATCTTCGTTGTAGCGCCCACGCCAGCGATATGGAACATCATTGCGAATCAGGTTACAGCTATAAATGCGTGTGTTGAGCAGGAACGGAGGCCGTTTATACTTACGGGGCAGGAATGCTCGGTAATTCGGGCCAGCCATACCAACATTCTCATATCGTGAACAGAAGTCTTCCATTAATCGGAAGTAAGCTCCTGATTGCACCTCAAATCGGAGGTTGTTATTCCAGCGGGTAAATTGCAGGATGTTGTCATCTATTACCCAGTGCCAGTCGTGACCCATCTGGACTGCGGTATCCCATGCAAAGTTTCGAGCAGGACCGGGGCCGGTGCTCTTAGTTAGACCGAGTGTGTCGAGTGTCTCGTAGCTCTCTTTGTATATATGAGGCAACACGAGGATGTGTTGTTTGTCGATCACCGCTGCATACTGTGTGTATTCTTCCGGCTGAACGATTGCATACCACTCTTTTATACCCATTCGTTGCAGTGCTTTAATTGTCATTCTGCTATCTGCACGGGATAAGGTAGGTATAAAGATCGGATAGCGAGGCTGAATATCAGTCATTATTGGTAACGTACTTCGTTAACTTAGCTGTGATGGGCTTCTCTGCCGGATACCAGAGGTATTTTGTTTTTGGAGTGATCTTCTGCCGAACTAGCTCTGCGAAGGCAGTTACATCGGCATCTGAGTGGAAGTGAATAGTTATATGACGCAATGCAACATCTTCGTTATCTGCTGCTGGCATCCCTTCCCATTCAGCGTCTGCACACGGATCTAGCTCATCTATCCCAGTAATCTCGGCTTGCTCAGCATCCGTAAAGAACGGTTGCAGGTCCATTTCTTGAGCAAGCTCACCAAGTATCTCAGGGTTCCACTCAAGCCCAAGCTCTGCGGTGCGGTTGTCGGCGATAGCTAAGCCACAAGCCTTTGGATCATCCATAGACAAGTCTGTGCGCTGCACCACAACAAGTTTGGTCCCGTCCGTGGGTACGAGAATCACATCCTCGATTCCAGCGAGTGCGGCTTGCTGTGCTGTCTGGTTCCCGGCGACGATGACTCCATCCCGATCAACTAAGATGCTGCGGCCGGTTCCAAACTCTGACAATGAGTGAGCTAGAGTCTTTCGGCCCCTAGCAGTACCCCGGTTGGCATTCTTTGGGTCTGGCTGTAAATCTGAAATCTTCAAAGCGTTGCCTTATACCCCCGTCATCCCAACCCCGATATTTCACGGGAAGACCATGAGCGGTCTAGTGTGCTATCGTTTCATATACTCGTGACCCCCATACCCCTATGAGGTTGATGGTTTGTATCACTCCTATGCTGTAAAGAGCACCTAGAGTCGTTTACTGTCTATTGGTGGGGTATCTGATTGCTGTGTCTTCTTGTCTCGCTCTGTCTTAGCTCGATGGCATGGACGACACAGGCTTTGGAGATTGTCGAGGTCTAGGCGATGCTCTGGTGCTGTTGTTAGTGGAATTCGATGATCTACGTCAACGGCGGCTGTTGCTCGTCCGTCTGCTAGACAATGAACACATAAATACTTGTCTCGTGCCAGAGCTTGAGAACGGATACGACGCCAATTCCAGTCATAACCACGAGAAGCTGCTGAGCCACGCCACTTGTAAACGGTGTACTTATATTGCTGGTGAGCCTTGCAGAGTCCATTCTTAGTGCGGACTAGCTCTGGACAACCGTTGTATTTACAGGGGCGCGCTGGTGCTGTGGGCATGATAAGTTGCCGTTACGAGTTCCGTGAGTTTAGCAGTAGGTGCATACAATCAAATAACCAGTTATAAAGCGTATGCCAGTTAAGCTGTACGTCTTTGGGTGGCATCGTCGATATGACAGCAGTAGCAATGTAAAGCAGTGCGCCTGATATGAGGGTTATATGTTGCATTTTCTAGCTCGACGTTGATACAGCGATGGGGCCAGTGAGGGATTTACTGGCCCGAATCATCGCTCGGTGGGCAAGTATTTAGTTTCTTCTAAAACGAAACATGCGACTTGTGGCGCGAGGGCAATGTGTTAGCTGAGTAGTTAGATAGTCGATTAGTGGATAGACTCTATGCTGCTCGTGGAAGAGTTAGCGATGTGTCTGTGCTGGGAAGGGGCATCGTTCTCAGGCAAGCTATCAGTTTCTTTTGCTGCTTTGCAGCTTTGGTCTGGCGCGTATGCAACCAAGACTTAACGGTCTGATAGTCTCTTGTGATTGATTGAGCTATCCGGTAGATCGTCAAGTCCTTACTACGACCGGAGAGGATTGTTTGCTTCTCAGTGGCCGATAATGGGATTTTAGGCGCTCGACTGGCAAAGCTACTACTTCGTCCCTTTGATCGCATATCAGCAGAGTTCTCGGCTGGGGTGGCGAGAAACAGGTGTCGTGGGTTGCAGCAGTTACGGACATCGCATGTATGGCAAACACTCTTACCGGCTGGAATTGATCCGGCACCATGCTCTAACTCATAGGCGTGTCGGTGGGCACCAACAGACTTTCTAACTCCGTTCACAGTTACTTTATGAACGCCATATTGGTTGCGGCCCTGAAAAGGAAATTCCCAACATGAGTTCTTGGTGTTCTTGGTTGGCTTGACTAGCAAAGCATCGAAGCGTTTTGCTTCAAGTTGTGCTCGTTCTTCAGTTGTAATAGATTTCTTGTATCGCATTGTTACCCTCAAGGGGCCTTCTGGCTTGCAGGAAGCTCTTGAGGTTCGGGTAAGTGAGCTATTGTTCTGCTCTACCCTATATAGTATGTCTGTGTGTTGGTATGATGGTGGATTCAGAATCCAGTTATTCTCAGTTGGGAGGGATAGGTTATTTAGGGATAGTCCCTCATATAACAGGTTCACTTGGTTCCAGATAATCTGGCAGAATGCGTGTCCCGCTTTAGCTTTGGATATGAAAGTATGGAATAGGCTTAACATTGATGATTCAAGCCTCCTGTTATTGAGCTTGAATCCTGCCTCTGCTGAAGTGTCCGACTTCAATCAGGGTGGATGGTAGGTTAGGCCATCCTCTTTGTAAAACAACAACGCCACCAAATGTTGCTACTTTGAACTGGCCTCTTGATCCCGCGTAGCGACCCTCAGAGGATTGACCTTGAAGAGTACGGGTATGCTACATTACTTCTACTTCGATAATCTGATTATATCACTCGATAATATCATTTTATTCGATATGAGCGGGATTCAATCTGTAACTCCCACTTACAATCTTAGATAGTATAGAGGTTAGACCCCGCAGTGTGCGGAAGCTGAAAGCATTGGAAAAGATTTCCAGTGTGTTGCTGGATAACTGATGGGACTTCGGGTGCAGTTTGGGAAGCTGCGGAGTGCTGGTAGAGGT